GAAGAAGGCGAAGGCGAAGAAGCTGAAGAAAAAGAGCAAGCCGATCTATCCGCCATGCAAGACGCCGTTCTTGATGTGGAAGACGCCCTTGACGAACTAAAGTCTCTTTTCGCTGAATTGCAAGCTGACCAAGACGTAGAAGACGAAATCAAAGAATCTGCCGAACTTCTAGCTGTTGCTAAGCCAGCCCCCGGTACCGCCGACCGCTCTGCCAAGAGCCCAGTGCGTGCCAATGATTTCGAAGGTGGTGCTGAGCCATTCGAAATGGGCGTGGACGAAGACGAAGAGGGCGGTGAAGCCGATTTCGAAGACATGGATATCGATTCTGGTAACCGTGCAGGCCAAAAAACTGCTCCTGATATGCGCCAAGTGAAAGCTCCTGCTAAGCCAATGCAAGCTTCTGGCCGTAGCCCAATCGCAGGAAAATAATAAATATGTCTATGTACGTACCACTCCGTGAATCTTTAACTTTTGATCAAGCACGTGTCAATATTGATATCGTGGAAGCCGTCAATGGCAAACCAAAAGAATTGTACATGAGTGGTATCTTCATTCAGGGCAATGTGAGAAATCAAAATCAACGAGTTTATCCCGTTCATGAAATCTCCAAAGCCGTAAAAAGTATTAAAGAACGTATTGATTCTGGCTACTCAGTGCTAGGCGAAGCAGATCATCCTGATAATCTTCAAGTAAACCTAGACCGAGTCAGCCACATGATTACGGAAATTTATATGGATGGCTCCGACGGTATTGGGAAACTAAAAATTCTCCCAACACCAATGGGCAACATCATAAAGACACTTCTGGAAAGCGGTGTCAAATTGGGTGTTAGCTCTAGGGGGTCCGGCAATGTCAACGACAATGGCGAAGTCAAAGATTTCGAAGTTGTCACAGTTGATATTGTGGCAAATCCAAGTGCTCAAGAGGCATACCCAAAAGCAATCTATGAACAAGTAATGATGCATCGTCGTCAGAAACAACTCATGGATGTAGCTGGCGCAGCCAAGTATGACAGTAAAGCACAAAAGTACCTTGAGGAAGAGGTATTACATTTAATCAAAACCTTAAAAATCTGACCAAGGAGAAAATATGAAAAATTTTCCAGAACTACTCGGTTCAGAGGTAATCTCAGAAGAAGTACAGGTGAAACTTCAAGAAGCTTGGGATGCCAAGTTGAATGAAGCTCGCGCCGAAATCACTGCAAATCTTCGTGAGGAATTCGCTCAACGCTACGAACACGATAAAGGCCTAATCGTTGAATCCATGGATCAAATGATTAGCGAAGCCATCACGGCTGAACTATCCGAACTTCGTGCCGCAAAGCAAGAACTCTCCGAAGCAAAAGTACAATACTCCAAAAAAATCAAAGAAAATAGCGACATTCTAAACAAATTCGTCCTAGAAACTTTGAATACGGAAATTGTAGGTATTCGTAGTGATCGCGCCGCCCTTGCCGAATCTAAAGCACAATACGCCAAAAAGGTGAAAGAACATGCCGAACAACTAAATCAGTTCGTCATGGAAGCTCTCACTCAGGAAATTGCTGAAATTCGCAAAGACCGTGCTGAACACAAATCTAGTGTCAATAAACTAGAAGAATTTGTACTACACAGACTAACCAATGAACTCAATGAACTACGCGAAGACGAAGTCTCACTACGTGAAGCACGTGTGCGCCTAGTTACAGAGGGTAAACAAATCGTCGCATCCGCAAAATCTAATTTTGTTAAAGAAGCTTCTGCCCGTGTTGAAGCCGTTATCGGCAAATCACTCAAAGCTGAAATTAAACAACTTAAAGAAGACATTCAAGTCGCGAAACAAAATACTTTCGGTCGCAAGATCATGGAAGCATTCGCAGCCGAATACATGTCTAGCCACTTTGCGGATGGCACTGAAGTTAAAAAACTCAGTACACAACTTAGCCAACTATCCGCCAAACTTGACGAAAGTCAAAAGGCACTAGCCGCTAAGGACACCCAAATTGCTGATGCACAACGCAAAGTTCGTATCGCCGAAGATACAAACAAGCGTGGCGCAATTATGCAAGAACTCTTGAGCCCTCTGGCTAAAGAAAAACGTGAGATTATGGAGGATTTGCTGACCACAGTAAGAACCGACAATCTCAAAGAATCCTTTGAAAAATACTTGCCAACCGTTCTCGATAAACAAGTTTCAGTTAAACCTAAAACAAAACTAGTCGAAAACACCCAATCACAGAAGACTGTGGTTACTGGCGACAAAATTGCAGTTCCCCCCAGTGACGTGAAAGAAGCAAAAGCTGAAATTCTATCATTGAAGAAACTAGCAGGAATTTAATTTTAATTAATAGGAGAATTAGCAATGTCTAATCAACTTTTTGAGTCTAAAAACTGGTCAGCTACTAAGGAAGCTCTACTAGAAGGACTAAGCGGCAATCGTAAATCCGTGATGGAAACTTGCCTTGAAAACACCCGTGCCCACCTAAACGAATCTGTTTCAAGTGGTGCTACTACTAGCGGCAACGTCGCTGTCCTAAACAAGGTTATTCTACCTGTGATCCGTCGTGTGATGCCTAGCGTTATCGCCAACGAAATCATCGGTGTGCAGCCTATGACTGGCCCTGTCGGTCAAATCCACACTCTACGTGTTCGCTATGCCTCTAACTCTGCCGGTTCACAAGTGACCGCTGGTGAAGAAGCTCTAAGCCCATTCAAGATCGCCAAGGCTTACTCCGGTAACCAAGACGCAGCTAACCCACGTGCCGCTGCTACTTCCGCTCTAGAAGGCGAAGCTGGTAACAAACTCAGCATCCAAATTCTAAAGCAAACCGTTGAAGCTAAATCACGTCGTTTGAGCGCTCGCTGGACTTTTGAATCTGCACAAGATGCTCAAGCCATGCACGGTCTAGATGTGGAAGCCGAAATCATGGCTGCTCTAGCACAAGAAATCACCGCTGAAATCGACCAAGAAGTTCTCGGTTCTTTGATGTCTCTAGCCGGTACTGCCGTGTCAACTTTTGACATGGGTGCTGCTAACAGCTTCACTGGCGTTCCTACTTATGTTGGTGACCGTCACGCTGTTCTAGCTATCATGATCAACAACGCAGCTAACCTAATCGCTCAACGCACTCGTCGTGGCGCTGGTAACTACGTTGTGGTTTCTCCTACCGCTCTAACTGTTCTACAGTCTGCTACTACTTCTGCATTCGCTCGCACCACCGAAGGTACATTCGAAGCTCCTACCAACACCAAGTTCGTGGGCACTTTGAACAACGCCATGAAGGTGTATGTGAACAGCTATGCTGACGAAACTACCCCAGTTCTAGTCGGTTATAAGGGTCCTAACGAAATGGACGCTGCTGCCTTCTATTGCCCATATATTCCTTTGATGAGTTCTGGTGTTGTCATTGATCCGACCTCGTTCGAGCCGACAGTTTCCTTCTTAGCACGATATGGTTATGTTGAATTAAGCAATACAGCAAACAGTTTGGGCAACGCCGCAGACTTTTTGGGCAAAATCAACATGTCCAACATCACTTTCCAGTGATCTAATACTGAAATCA